TATCCAACAGACTATGCATCTCATCCAAATAGACAGCATCATAATCATTAGGATTGTGTTTGTTCAGACTTAAGTAAGTAGTGAATGTCATTCTACCTAATAAATTTTCTTTACCAAATTTTACAGCATCATCTTTCCAGGACTGGAAGATTGCCTTCTTTGGTGCTACTACAAGACATCTCATTAGTGGTGTAGTATTTCTTTCCATATGGGTTAGGCCTACAAGAGTTTTCCCAACTCCTGTGCCCAAGACCACGGAAACCCGCTGCTTACTATCAGTAGCAGCTAAGGCTTCCATTTGTATGTCTTGTCTGTCTTTCATTTAAATCAAATTAAATACCTTTTTCTGTATAAACTGATTAGCCTCAGATATATCTGTCATAGCTTTAATAGTCTTGATGTTATCATCAATATTCTGAAGAGTAGTTTTGTGGTCATAATTTTTACTATTATAAGCCTGTATAAACACTCTCAAGAAATTATGCTTAACCCATCTGTCAGCTTTACCAATCTTTATAAACAAATCACTAAAGTCTTTACACATAACTTCAGAATTAGGGTTAGTAACTCTAAACTTACCGTTCTTTATTGTATCACTTATAGAAGATGACAATACAGAAGTATCTGTATTATTACAAATACTAGCAATCATTAATGGTTCTAAGTTATACAAGTTCTTAAACTTTTTCAGTGTAAGATAATCTGGATGAACATACAACCAAGCATTCACATAGTCCATAAGTTTCCAAGATTCAGATGAATTGTTATAAAAAGCCATTTTTGCAACAATATCTTCCTGATCTACAACTTCAATATACTCATATCTAACTGGAATACCTTCCCTTTGACAAGCATGTAATAAATGCTGACCGTCAATAATATAAGTCCTTAATACACCATCAATACAAGCTGTCTTAATACATATAACTTGTCTAGTTAGACCCATTGCTCTTATACTCTGAACTAGTAACTCTACTTGTTGAGACTTGATAACTCTGTTCATTGGTAAATAGTTAAACAATGTATAATCTGTTGTAACTGCAATTTGAATAAATCCTTTTTTCATAATCATAAATTTTTAAATCATAAATAAATAATACTAAATCTTCTCTGTCTTAATTAAAAGACTGTTTGCATAAAGAGTATTCTTAAATGCGGCAATAGCAAGCTTCCCAGCTTCAAGTTTACCTTCCTTGTTAAAATTCTCATAAGCTTTGTTGCCAATCACTTCTGATTTGTCAGCAACATCCTTGATCTGTTTTGTGTTTACCTTACCCATATTCCTTGTTTTTTAAGTGCACGTCTAACTAATAACTCTTTCTTTTTCATTTCAATAAGCTTTTCAGGTACATTATCCATTGTAATACCATGATTTGATAAATTAGATAAAAGTCTCTTTACATAATTTCCATCAAGACTCCTAATTTTCTCTTTCTGCAGCTCCTTTTCTTGATCCTTGAACTGTTTTACTTTTTCCTTATTGTTTAGTTTCCATTTATATCTGCTTAGTTGTGCAGATCTCTTTTTGGATAAAACTTCTAGTTTTTCAGACTCATAATGTAAATCACAAAAGTTTGCCTTTCTTTGACAACTTTTACACTTATTTGCAATATACACTTTTGAGTTTGTAACTTGGGTATATCTGTTCTTTTCACATATTTTAATTCCACAACACTTGCAAAAAAGATTTCCTTTCAAGGAATTATCAATAGTTTTTGGACCCTCACTTCTTATGTAATATTTAGTTCCTAAACAAGAACCTCTTTGTGCTGCATTTTTAACAGCACCTTCTGAAACCATAAGATACTTTGCAGCTTCCTTATACATTGAAAACTCTTCTATAAGATTCCTTTCTAAATCATACACTTTTACATGTTTTGGCTTACCATTCATAACTAATCATTTTAACCATCCCATAATTCTAGCATCTGCAGGATGTTCATTTGTATTCCCATTTATAACCTCCACCTTGTTTATATTTTCCAATAGCACAATTATTTATACTTGTTTTAGAAATATTCAAAGCTTTAGCAGCTAGTACTGTATTTGGAAACTCATTAATTACTTTACCTGTAACTATATCTATTTGGTAAATTGCTTTACCTTGTATCTTTTTAACAGATATCTTTTCTATTTTATTTACATAATAACCCTTTCTCCATTGAAACCCATATGCTTGATACTGTTTTCCTTTACATGCATTTTTAATAGCTGTTCTAGAAGTTATATTTAATATTTTTAAGACCTCTTCAAGAGTGCTATAAGTATTAATTAAATTACCATCTAAATCAAATTGTTGAATTACTTCTTTTTCAGTAATTGTTATAGAACTATTAAAACTCCATAAGTAACCTCCAGCACTTGGTTTTTTACCCAAAGCAGCATTATTAATAGAACCTCTATCAATATTAGTTTCTTTTGCAGCTTGGGTACCAGAATCATATCTTTTTACTAAAACTCCTTTTTTAGTAAATTGAAAAACAGGTTTTCTTTTTATATCATATACATGATCAGGTAGTTTTCTTCCTTTTAATAAATTACTTATATGTTTTTTTCTTTCTTCAGTAAAAGGTACTGTAGGGCATCTAGCTGTTGTACTTGAATTATAAGCAGGTTTTAATGCATCTAGATAATATTGTTCTTTTTCAAGAATAATTTTTCTATCATCTGTATCTACAATTTCAAGTATTTCAAACCGGATACCTTCAATACCATATTTATTTACAACATTTTGTAAGTATTTTGAAGTATGTTTATTATGTTCCAGAAAATGTAAATGTTCAAGAAACCTTCTATAAAAACCCTTTTGACATTTCTTACCATTAAAAGTACCAGAAGCACTACCTATATAAAAAATGTCTTTTTTAGATAAGTGTGTTATTTTATAGATACCCAGTTTTGTAAGATTGTCTAACAAAGACACATCAAATACATGATTTAATAATTTACTCATGTTACAAAGATATGACATTTTCTACATATAACCAAATTACTTGAGCCACCCCATTTCTCTAGAAAGTTTTGGGTTCAGGTGCAAAAAATCATGACAATTCCTACATACTGCTAACCAAGTACTCTGAACTAAATAAAAGGCATCTCTGTTACTACCAGCAAATGTGTGATGTATATCTGTTGCATTGTGCATACAACCATTTACATTCACCACACATAATGGATTCTCAGTAAGATACCTTTGTCTTAGTTTAGCATACTCTGCATCTTTCTTTGCCCTTTTAGAAGAAACCTGAGGGATTTTATAATCAGTTGGTTTCTGTGAACTGTCACTATTAATGGCTTTTTGGCAACTCCAGCAATATTTACAGTATTTGAATCCCTCATGGTTCTTCCATATCACGGTTTCCTTCTGGCAACCATCACAAGTTTTAAGCTTGATCAAAGTATGTATCTGATAAAAATTCTAAATCATTTTCTAATGCCATAATGGAAAGTATAAATGCCTCTTTACTAGCATCATAGTCATCTTCATTAAGACTATCTTTCAATTTAGGATTCTTTGGCAGTTGTCTTGCCAATTCTGTTAACTGATTAGTTAAATCATACACTTTCTTTTCAAATTCATCTCTTGTCATAACTTTGGTTTTTACTGGTTTTTTAATCTTGGTAACTGGTTTGGGTCCTTATCTAAACTTAAAAAGTTTTTAGGTAAGATGCCTTCTGCTATAAAGATAGCAATAATATCATCTTTACCAATGTTTAAATCTTTAAAAGTTAGAGTGTTTTTAAACTTCTCATCAAGCTCAGAACAAGCTAGTAATGAGTCTGTTAGTGGACTGTTTGGAAACAAAGTCTTGAACATAAAGTTGGTATACTTTACAGTAAACTCTTGCTTAAGTTTATTGATTACTACTTGAGCTCTCTTGTAAACATTTACAATCCTTTGTTTCTTTTTACTACACATGGTAGCTAGTTCTTGTTCAGAAAGAGCATTTAGACCATAAAGTGCTCTCTTGTACAAATAGTTTTGATACTGTGAATACCTGTCAGTTTCATACTGCATGTAAGTTTTACCTGCATTCAACTGATAATTTTTAATTTCCTGTTTTAACTTTTCCATTTTTATACATTTAATCATAATAAAAAAAAGAGAGGGATATTTCTACCCCTCTCATATTAACTAATAGCTTAGACTATCTTAGATAGATAAGTCTTCAGCTGGACGTGCATTGTTTATAGCACTTGAAGTACCTTCTTGTAAAGCATATGCAGCACGTAACTCTTCAACATTTGTATGCTTAACAAAAGTATCTTGAGCATTTACATCAAAAGAAAACTTAGTTCTACGGTAGATAGGTGCTCCATCTACTGTACATACAATACCTGTAGTACCTGCTACTTTAAGATCACGTTCCGGAGTCTTACTGTTAAATGGAGCCAAAGACTCTTCAATAACTACTTTACCATCAAGTTGTTGACCAGCATAAAAATTCATCAATTGTAAGTCTGTTACAAGACCTGGAATTAATGCTGTTACAACTCTTGGACGTAAGAATCCACTTTTCTCATCAATCATAGGTCTAACTTGAGACACTTTTACATACCCATACTCAGGATTGTTAGAAGGATTGATAACTGCATTTGTTGTTTGGTCAGCCAAAACTGTTACTTTAGTTGTGTTCATAACTTTAAGTTTTAAAAAATTAATAAAAAAATAAATAATTGATTGTTTGAGTAGATTTTTACTATATCATTAGTTACTCATGCTAAGTGATAAGTGTTTAATACCTTATTGCAATTCAGGTATTATGTATCCAGTGGGCCCGTTATGTCTATAATATCATCAAATGGATCATCATCAGATATTACATCATCATCACTTTCATCATCTGCTAGATAATCAAAGTCATAATATTTTTCTTGTTTGTTTTTTTCTACAGCAGATCCTTCAAATGGATCTAGTATATGCTCACCATAGTCTAGAGACATCAAGTACTGCACATCTTCATCAGTAAGATCAAGATAGTCTTCTATTGAGAGATTAACTACTTTCCCGTTGGGGAGCTGATATTGCATTACAGGCATAAAAAATATGCTAGTAAATGTAGTGCATTTATTCTAAGCTAAGAAGTTTAAACCAATAAAATTTAGCAATATATAGCTAAACAATAAAGAGGGGCACTATACCCCTCCGTATTTTGGTCAGGAAAAGCATATTCACAGAATACACCTCTTAAAATTCCTCAATAACTTCTAGTTCATTAGTTCTAACATAGGTTGTATCTCTTTTATTAGTGCCATTTCCTACAGCAGCAATATATTCAACAATATAAGGACTCCATTCA